AGCAATTCCGGAATCATTAACATTTGGACCACAAGGAATTAACCGTCCGGATCAAATCACACGCCTTAAGAACGCGTCAAAGGAAATGGCTATTGACGGAGCAATTGGAACAGTTTTCTTCGGGGCGCGCCCAGCCTACTACGGACTCAGGAGACTGGTTGGCAGTGGGGCATTCAGAATGTTCAAGCAGCCAGCCGGCAAGGGCGTTCCAAGCGGAAAAGAAATTCTGGAAGCAGAGCAGCGTCTCTATAAGGCAACAGGACTGGCGGCGCCGAAGGGAGAGAAGGCGACCTTCAATCTTCCTGGTGATTTTCTTGAAAACATAAACATAAAAGGAATAGGATTGACACAAGGTCTTCCTGATTTCTTCACGAAGCTTACCAAGTCCAAGGCATTCAACTGGCTAGGACCGGATGAATACTACTCTTCAAAGTGGTGGCCGGATCTTGATATGGTTGCGGGAACGAACGTTAGGAGGCACGAGATTGGATCCCCAATTCTCGCCGGCTTGATGAAAGTTTTCGGACGTGCTCCTTATCTAGGAACACTCGCCTACCGCAACATCGCAAGGAAGATGGATGATATTATGGATGTTGGTGAAAACATCATTGGCCGATTGGCGCCTTACCAAAGTGCCAAGGAAATGGGAGTTAATTTTAAATCTCTTTCAAGAAAATCATTGCACGGATTCAGGACAGCGGCAAAGGAAAAAGAGGCTGCTCTTCTTAAGGCAGCTGACGAATATGGCTCTGTCGTCTATGACAAGACGCTTGTCGATACGGCAAAGAAAATTGTCCAGTTCTATGATGACACACTTCAAATGGGAATGAAGGATACTGCTGGAAGATACGGAAGAGAAGAGGCGGAAGCAATGCTGATCCCTTCCAAGGTTCCAGCACCACTTATTGACTTTCTACGAACACAGGTTTTGAACACAAGCACTGGAGCAAGGAGCATCAAGCAGATGTACGGACTCCGTGCACAGATGGACGCACTCCGCGAGACCCTTGAGAAAGGTGCCTACGGCAATATCGCAGATGACATGTCCAATATCGTCCGTGCGTGGGAGACTGACATAGGAAATCTCAGCAAGAGCGGTGTCCCTGAAGTTCACAGACTATGGAAGGACTACGAGGATTTTGTCAGCAACGGCATGCTCATCTGGGGAACGGATGTAGGACAGGCAGTCGGCAAGGTTCAGCGCTACGGATTCAACTTGAAGATAGGAAACGATCCCGTGCGTGCTTCCCACAGCTTATGGAAAACAATCATTGACGTGGCGGAGAAAGACCCATCACTCGTTGACCTTAACATCAAGGCGCTTCGCAATATCGTAGGTGATAAGGCCTACAACAAGTGACTGGGAGTCTATATTGCAGATACGTTCAACAACTCCATTGTCCAGAAGGAAGGGGCGGAGATATTTGATGCTGCCGTATTCAGAAAGGCACTAGGGCTTGGAAGTGAAAAGAAAATGAGCTCATTCTTCAAGGATGCTCTTCCTGGACCAACGGTCACCAAGACAAAATACATTGACGAGTTTGGAATTGAAAAGGAATTTACAGATGATCTCTTCGGCAAGACACTGCGGGACGCAGGCATAGAGGCTGGGGAAGGATTAACCAAGACGGAAATGACCCGTCTCCCTACGCATGCGATGCTAGAGGATTTTGCAACGATCATGGAATCAGCTGCCAAGCACGGCATACCGGAAATCAGCACATTCATGCAGCGTCGTGCGGTCATGGCAGGGGTACGAACATCAATCACGTCAGCACTTCCAACACAGGCACTCGGACTGAAGACAAAGACAGTGGGAGCCGGTGTTGCTGGAGCAATGTTTCCAGGATGGATAAAGACAGCGGCACTTGCATGGGGAGCGAGGTACATGGCCGGGGTGTTAACATCACCAGTATCAATGCGCGTCTACATGAATACAATTGACGATACGCTTCCAGCGGCACTGCGCGTGCTTAATTTTCAAAAGCTCGTAAGAATGTTCCCAGAGGAATGGATGGACTTCGATAAGGAGCTGCAGGAACTGGAAGACTCACAGCGCTATCTCGATACGTCCGAGAAAGTAATGCAAAAACCTAATGAATTAAAACAGCAAGGATCAAAATGGAAAGACCTCGCCATCGAGGGTGGCAAGAATGTCCTCGAAGGACTGGATAAGATAGAGCCAACGGCTCCGGAGATGATCCAAAATATGATGCAAAAGCCGGAATCAATTTATCCTGACGCCGACTACGCACCTGAGATAGGTGGTGGAGATGCAGGATACGACCAGACATCAATGGCGCCAGCCAATCAGGCTGGATCATCGTTGATGACCAGTAGGGTCATGAATCCATCGGCGGCACAGGCACTCTACGGGGGTGACCTGGACGCGGCACTCGCCTATAACGCAGGACAGCCGCAGTACGCGGCAGGTGGAGGACTAATGGAAATGAATCCAGTCATGGGCAATGACGGAAAGTTCACGGAGATGCAGACAGGCATTAATGACAACCCTTTCACGAAGGGAGCTAAAGGTGGAGGCATACTGAGTATATTATAATGGCCGAGGAAAAAATGATACAGAACCGTGAGGACATCATCAGGATTGAAGGGCAATTGAAGCTCATCAACCAGAAGCTTGACAACCACATCTCGCACCTTTCAGCAAGGGTTGATACGATCTTCAAGATCGTGTGGACAGTCTCGTTCGGTGTGATGGCTTTGATTTTACGCGCAGCTTACATGGGGATAATGGGATGAACTACGATAAATTATTAGAGTCAGTCAAGAAACACGAGGGATTTCGAGACACCGTGTACCGCGATACATTGAACAAAAGGACCGTTGGGTACGGACACCTCTGCGTGGAGGACCACTGGGAAGACGGAAAAAAATATGACAAGGAATATCTGGAAAAGATTCTAGAAAAGGATTTGCAGTCAGCGATTAATCAGACGCACGAGATGTGCAAGGATTTAAAGATTTCAGATAATGCTAAGACCATTATCTGTGAAATGATTTTTCAGCTTGGGGGGAGAGGAGTTTCCAAGTTTCGAAAAATGTGGGCGGCGCTTCAAGAGGATCCACCAAATTATTTTGAAGCGCATGTCCAAATGATGGATTCACGTTGGTATAAACAAACACCCAATCGTGCTGGAGAAATGGCTGAGAATATGAAGAACAGTGGATAAGTCATGTATGGCATACTCAACCTCATACGAAAGCTCTACGGACGACCAGCAATGCGGCGCGTCCTGGAGATCATAAAGAAATACCCTGAAGCACGACCGGTGAAAACTATAAAGTCTGAAGGGCTCCCATACTACGGGGCGACTGAGAAATCACGTCTTGGAGCAGCCAAGGGATTGGCTGAAGGGTCCTCGCGCTATCTGGATCCATATCCAGGAACCTTCATGAATTATGTAAGGCACAAGGTTCCCAAGAAAGAAATGTTTTCCGATGTTGCCAACTACTACAGGTTAAATCCTGATAAGAGAAAGATAATGGATGACTGGCACCAGGAGATGGGTAGTAAAGGTGAGTGGAGCACCGGATTCATGGATGACATGATTAAGGACGCCATCCGTGCGATGGCAGGAAAGAATTTAAAGACGCGTGGCCCAACGGACCATGAGAAATACCTTCTCGCCCTTCTAAGGCAGAAGCGGCAGGAAGCACAAGAGGGAGCGAAGATCCTCCCGTTCAGGAGACCTGAGTAATGTGGAGAGGACTTGCATCACTACTGGCCAAGCTTGCGGCTAAAAAACGTAAAAATGTAGTAAGAGGAATGTATTGGGAAGATGCAATGGATACAGGCACCCGACGTTTACCAGAAGGTCTTGAATTTTTAAGAGGGTATGCAAAAAGGACCCCAATGCCTAGTCATCTAATAAAAAGTGATCCTACTTTATCACCGGAAAAATTAAAAGAAGCTTTAAAAAATTTACCTACGCATGTTGATACTATTCCTACACGCGAGGCTATTAGATCCGGTGCTGGAAGAATTAAAAATCTTTTTAGAGGAGAGACTTTGCATCCTGATCAAACTTTAATTTCTAAAATGGGTTTAGAATCAGGTAAAAGACCAGGACAGTGGTGGTCTGTAGAACCTTTTGAAGCTTCAAATTATGCAATACGTCGCTCTAAAATACCAGGCGGTTGGGGCGCCGTAAATCCAATAAAACCAGGACAGCCTTGGCCTCTGGCTATGGGTGAAGGTATTGCTAATCCCGGTGTCATTAGACGAATGAAGATTAATAAAAATATTGAAGATCTAGAGGACATTAAAGGACTAGGAACATCACATTTTCATCCAACTGATAAAATGATAGGAGAGTCTAAAATCTCCATGTTCTATTCTGTCATTAATCGACTTAGGGAAATGGGATTGAAAGATTCTCAAATTTTTAAATACATAGGGCAGATAATGAAAAAGAAAAATGTAGCTGGAAAGCGTGACTGGATGCTATATAATAGTGGCGGAATGGTATAAACTGTGCTATAATGCACCGTGCAATTAATAAAGAAATATAATTACGCAGATCTTAAACGGGAAGACGGGGACGTAAGATTATATCTTACACCGGATGGTGAAAGCTTACCGTCTGTTACATCTGTCCTAAGTAAGACAAAGGACCGCTCTTTCCTGAAAAAGTGGCGTGAAAGAGTTGGCGAGAAAAAAGCCGAGGAAATCATTCGGGATTCTGGCAGGATTGGAACCGCTCTCCACCTATATATAGAACATTTTGTGAACAAACATGATTACAAGGATCTCACCAAAATAGGGGTGCAGGCGGAGAAAATGGCCAAAAAGATCATTGAGGAGTCCTTCTCTGATATCACCGAAGTATGGGGATCAGAAGTACACCTTTATTATCCAGGAAAATACGCAGGAACGACGGATATGATTGGCGTCTACAAGGGACGCCCAACAATTATTGATTTTAAGCAAACAAATAGGCCAAAGAAGCGTGAATGGATACAGGACTACCTTATGCAGCTTTCAGCGTACGCCATGGCCCATAACAAGCTATTTAATACAGATATAGACCAGGGTGTCATTCTTATGTGCTCGCGTGACCTTACTTTTCAAAGATTTGAGCTGCTAGGTGAAAAATTCAACCGCGCAGGCGATGCCTTCATGAAAAAACTTGACTTATACCTGGAAACTCTTATATAATATACGTGTAGTTGAAATGATAGACTATAAGGTTGTCGCCACAATCCTTGAATGAGTAATGTCATTAAATCTAAAAAGGCGACATGAATGTAGGATGCCGTAATGGGTCCTACTAAATCTTGCTTAATAGGAGGTAATTATGAACGAGCTAGATCTAATACGTAACCATTTTCTTGGTTTCCACAACGACTTTTTTGATAATTTCAGAACAGTCTCAACTTATCCACCCTACAATATACAAGAAAAAGATGACATTGGTG